CGTTTTGGATCGCCTGGTTGCTCATCATTGCGACCGATGTCGGATCAACCTATCTGGGCGTGGTCAACCCGTCGCCTACATCCGCGCCGGTGCTGTTGCAGCTTGCACTGCTGCCCTGGCTGGCGCTTGTCTGGGCGATCATCTTGACAGTGCTGCCGGAGTACCTGATACTAAGCGGGATTCGTTTGTTCAAGAGGTGACACGATGGACAAGATCGATCTGGCATTCATTGGGCGGCTCGGCGCCGGCGTGATCGCGCTGGCGATCACGATCGTTCTCGTGACCAATCGCGACTCGTGGCTGCCGATCGTCCTGTCGCTTATGTCACGCGCGGCGCGTGTGGCCCGCCGTGCCGCAGGTATGGATCTGGTATATATACCAGTATCCCGGTATGGTATGGATGCGGGTGGTATGGACGATGCCCCGGAGGGTGCGCCTGATATAGACGCCGTAAAGGTCGGTATGCCGACATTCAAGCGCGATTTAACCGACGCGGAATGGATCGCGTGGATGGCAGTCGCGCGTGGCAAGGATCGGAGGTATCGCTTCAGCGCGAACACCATCCATGCCGCGATCGGCGGCGATCGCAATGCCGTGCTGGCGACAATCAAGGAGCTGCGTGCCGTGCCGCCGTCGGCCGAGTTTCGCCAGCCGGATGGATCGACCGCACCAGCGTCGCACCCCATCACGAGCCGCCCCGCCTAGGCCCGCCCCGTACAACGCCGCACGCCCCTGGCCTCGCCGCTGGGGGCGTTTTTCATGCCCACCAGCCGGTGATATCAACAAACCCGGCCGCGATCGGGCCGTTCTCGGTCATCACCAGCAGCGTGCGACTGCTGGTCACACTGACGACGCCGCTCTCGTAGGCGCGCGCGGTCGGCCCCAGCCCGGTCACGGTCAGCATAGCCGATGTCTGGAGATTCGGATCATCGGTCGGCGGGCCGCAGCGGAACACGCGGCCGGCGTCAGCGTCCAGCGACAGCCGAATATTGACCGCGCTGCATGGCGGGATTCCGTACGCGGCCAGGCTGACGGATTGCTTACCGTCGAATCCGTCTTTATCGACGAAGATCCGCACACTCGCATTGATCGCGACGGTGTAGCCGCCGTTCGCTTTCGGCGTCCAGCCCGGCAGCGTGCCCTGGTACTTCGTGTTTCCGTTCCACGCGATCCAGTACCCATCGTCGTGAATCGTGCCGCGCCCCGAGCACCATGGGCTGAGCGGCACGTTTTGGCCGTTCTTAAAGGCGAAAAACCCAAAGCGATCGGTACTTTGTTCCCGCGCGCATGCCGCGATCCACTCGGCGCCGGCCCCGTCGCGCCGGCGGGTGATCGTCGCGCCGCCGTATCCTTCGTACCCGGGCGCGATGTACAGAACCGACTGCGGCGCGAACAGCCCGCGCAGCCAGCGAACCAGCAGCGCCCAACGCATTGCGATCGACATAGCTTTCTCCTCACTTTTGATGGGCCAGCAGCGCCTGCACGCTCGGCAGCGGGACGAGCGGCTCAATCGTCAAGGTGCGCGCAATCAGATCACAGCTCGTGCGCGCGATCTGAAAGCTGCGGATCTGGTCGATATTCGTCGAAATCGTCGGCGGCAGATTGCGGATCACGATCGTGTCGCCCGCTCGGGGCAGCCACAGCGGCACGCGCCCGCCGACGCTGTTGTAGACCGCGCTAAAGGTCAGGCCAAAGCGCGGCGGCGGGTCGGCCGTGTCGCTCAGGCTCGCGTCGCGCTGCACATTCGCCTGGGTCAGACTGGTCGTGCGTGCGCTCACCGCCTGCGTGCGCGTGATGGCGCGTTGCAGCACGCTCGCGGCGTCGGTCGAGACCGCTCCGCGCAACGTCCGCCCGCCCGCGTCCGCATACACCGCGTAGGCGCTGTTGAACAGCTGATTGAGCGACCGCTGCACGGTGAGACTGGTCACATCCACATACCAGGTCTGCGCCACGGCGCCCGCCACGCGGTAGTACAGCGCGCGCAGCCCGGTCACGCCCCACTCCCACTGATTGGGGATGGCCGCGCTGTCGCCCAGGCCGATCAGATAGTCGAGGATGGCGGCGGGGGGCTGGTCTTCGTACACCTCGTTTTGCAGATCCACGCCCGGTGATGTGACCTGACTGGTATCGGTCTGGAGCTGCGTGCTGTTCAGCGCGGCGGTTACACTCACGAGGTCGTCGACAATCTCATCGGCGTAGACCTGGCACGCCTGGATCGCGTGCCCAGCCGCGTGCGTTTTCACAAACGTGGCCGTAAAGGTCGAGCCGGTTACGGCCGTCACGGTCACGATCTCGGCGTTGACCGCGATGCCCTGCGCGATGACGAGTTGCTGACCCAGATAGATGCCGACCATCGATGCCGGCGTGACGGTCTGGACGCCCGTGACCGGCCCGGCTGGCGCGCTCCACGTCGTGTTGACCTCGTGCGTCCGCCCGGTCGTGATCCGTAGATTGGTGATCTTGAGATACGCTGCGCCGGTCTCCAGCGCGTAGGCTGCCGCCGCCGCGTTGTAAAACAGCTCAAAAATAAAGCGCGTCGGATTGCCGGCCAGCGCGTTCAAAAAGATCGCGCCGGTGGCGAGCGCGCCGGTTGAAGCGAGACTCCAGGGGGCCGCGATCAGCGCGCCGGCGCTGTTGAAGATTTGCAGCTGTGTGAGCCAGTTCAGCGGCGTATTCGTTTCGTAACTAAATTGAATGCCGCCGGCGTTGGCGTTGCGTGACGCGCCGCGCGGCAGATCGAAGACCAGGCCGCCGATCACGAAATTCGCGCCGGCGTTGGCGTAGGTCGCGTTCTTCTGCGGCGCGATGAACAGGCGGTTGTTGGTGTCGATCTGGAACCGCGAGGGATCGGCATTGGTCAGCTGGTCGGTGGTGGCGCTGTACCAGTCCGCCACGCGGGTCGTACTCCACAGCGCGGTATAGCGGGCGTCTGACAAGGCGCGCTGGTAGCCGAACGCGGTCATGTCGAGGCCGTCGCCATGCACCGCGATGTCTTCGACGCGGCCCTGGAACGGCGTCGCCGCGCCGTCGGTGATGATCGCGTGCGGCGTGCCCGCGCGATCGTAGCGCTCAAAGGCGCCCCCCATGCTGAGGTGCGCCGAGAGCTGCAAGGACTCGTCGCCGTGCAGGTTGCTCGACATGATCGCGCGCGTCAGGCGGCTGGTCAGGTCGGGCTGCATGGCCTGGCCGGGCGTGTCCTGGATGGTCAAGGTGAGCGTCATGGCATCCTACTGCGGCAGCAAATAGGGCGCGCGCCGGGAGAGCGCCAGCGTAAAGCTGATCTGCGCGGCGGCGGTCGTATCCCACGGCCGCCAGTTCGTGCCCATCGTCGTCAGCCACATCGCGGTCACGACCGCCTCCTTGCTGACCAGGTAGGCGTCGCCGTTGATCGGCCACGGCTCGTCCGTGCCGCCCGTCGCCTCGCGGCCAATCACCCCCGGCGCAATCTGGGTCAGGTTCTGCGGGTCGAAGACCAGACTCAGCGGGCTGGTGGCCGACGCGCCTGAAAACGGCGTGTAGGCGGTCGGGTCGATAATCGCCGCGATGGCGCGCGCGTCGTGCGCGTTGTTCAGCGCGATGCAGACCACCACGTCGATGTCGATCGTGACCGCGACGTTCGCCCACTCGGTCGTAATGCTCATGCTGGTGGCCGGCGATGCCGGCGGCATGTCGATAATACCGAGAAAGACCGGCTGCGGGATGCCCGCGGTGCCAAAGTAGGTATTCGAGATCGGCACGATCGGGCCGAACACGCCCGCCGAATTCCGGAACAGCTGCGCGCGCATGGTGATCGGGTTGGTCGGCGCGCTGTTCACCCGCACCGTCGCGAAGATCGCCACCTGAAAGGCGTTGGCCGCGAACGGCGCGCTGAAGGTCTTCTGGAGCCGCAGACTCGCCGGCGACGCCGACAGGCGCATGACACTGCCCGCGCTGGCGTGCGCCGCCGCGTCGGCGGTCGAGGTCGCGGTGCCCGTGCCGGTCGGCGTCATCGTCTCGGCCTCGATCAGCTCGATCCGGTTCACGGGCGCGAGGAGCAGATAGCCCAGCTGGAACGCCAGCACCGAGCGATTGAGCGGGCCAGAGAGCGTGGCCACCATCGGCGTCAGATGGTCGACCGCGCCGGCCGCGAACGTCGCGGTCAGCACGCTCGGCATCCCGGCGGTGTTACTGGTCGCACTCTGCGTCGCGCCCTGAAACAGCGGCCCGCGCACGAAGCTAATGGTGATGCCCTGGATGACATACTTGCCGAAGTGCTCGTGCCAGATCGGCGGCAGCGTCAAACCGGCCGGCGCCCCCGTCGCCCGCCCGCGCACGAGCGCGACGACTGGGCTGGTCAAGACCGAGTCCTGGGCCACGGCGCGGATCGTGACCGCGCTCACCTTTTCGCCCTGCCACCAGCGAAAGGATTGCTCCAGCAGTGTCTGGAGCTTATCAGCGGCGGTGTAGGCTAAGGCGGCGGTCACGCCCATGGCATGGACAGTAATGGTGTCCGTCGCCACGTCATACGGCCCCTGCCCGCCCAGCAGGCTTTCGCGCAAGGGCGCGATGGTCGGCGCGTAGCTGACCAGCGCATAGCTGATATTGTCGGTCAGCTCCAGACTGGTCACGCCGTCGGTGATCTCGAGAAAACTCAGCATCTAGGCCGCCCCCACGCGCATGCGCACGTCCGCTTGTCTTCCTTCGGCCGCCAGCCCGGCCTGCACCCCGCGCGTGATGTCGGCCACGCTGAGGCTTGACCCGCGCGCGTCGACGTTGATGATGGTTTGATTTGACACAGCGCCCGCGCTTGAGCTGCCGCCCAGCTGCGTGAGGCTGGGCATGGCGCTCCGGATCGCCGCAGTCGGCGTGACATAGCTGTTCGTCTGCGGCGTCACGATCTCCGGCCCTTTCTCGCCCACCAGGTAGCTGTCCATCGCCTGCATCGATCCGCCTTGAGCCTTGCCGCCCCCGCCTCCGCCTCCGCTGTCGCCGCCCTGTTCGCCATGCCGCTGATCTTTGTAGCCTTTTTCTTGGTAGTTGGTCGTCACCGTGGTCGTAATCTCTTTGGGGATGCTCTCCAGGCTCTTGATATAGTCATCTGCGTTCTTTTTGCCCTCGATAAAGTTATTGGTCTGGGTCGCGACGTACTCCTTGGCATAGTCGTCCATCGCCTTCTGGGTGTCTTTGGCCGACTGCTGCTCGTCGCGCAGCTTGCCGATCAGGCCGTCGATCGAGCCGCCCGAATCCTTCGCGCTGTCGTCGATGTGCTGGGCCATCCGCAAAAACGTGGTCGCGGTGCTGCTCTCTTGCAGCCCGTACTCTTTTTCCAGCGCGGCGGTGATCTCAGCGGCCTTGTCTTTGCTGATATTCCCCAGCTGGGCCTGGGCCACCGTGTAGTCGATCAACATCTGGCCCAGATGCTGGGTCTGCGCCGACTGCTGGCGCGCGTAGGAGGATGCCGCCGCGCCCTCCTGGTCAGCGTAGGACTGATTGACCTGCTTGATCTGGTCGTCGATGCCCTTTTTCTGCTCTGTGGTCGTGGCCTGCTGCTTTTTGGCCTCCAGGTCGGCGATCTTCTGCGCGTGGTCGCTCGCGCGCTGCTCGACCGACGACGAAAACTCGCTGTAGCTGCTCGCGTACTTCTGCACCGCGTCCTGGCCGTCCTGGAAGGTCTTCTCGATCTTCTTGCCCAGATCCTCGATGTCTTTGGCGGTGAGCGCGGTCTGCGCGCTGAGTCCAGTCTCGGCCCCTTGGAGCTCGGTCGCGCGCTGGGTCGCAGTCATGGTGTGCGCGGTCTGCTCAATCAGCGCCTGTGACACCTGGTTGTAGGCGGCGGTCACTTGCACCAGGCCGTCGCGGTGTGCCTGGATGGTCTTGAGCTCGGCATTGTACTGATCTTCCGAGAGCATCCCGGCCGCCATGCGCTTGCCTAAGTCTTCGACCTCGCCTTGAATCTGGTCGCGGAGCACCTGAATGGTTGCGGCGTAGGGCTCTAACGCCTTCTTGGCCTCGCCGGTCTGGGTGGCGTAGTCCTCGATCGCGAGGGTCGAGGCCTCCCACCAGGGCTTGGCGTTCAGCAGCTCCTGGGTCGCGGTCTGCACCTTGCCGATGAAGTCGTTATAGGCCAGCACGACCCCGCCGACCGCGACCGCGATCAGGGCGTAGGGGGCTAAGGCCGCCATAATTGCCGCCGCGTTGGCGTAGAACGCGGCCGCCTGGGCGGCGATCGCCGGGATGCTCTCGTAGATCGCCGGGATCGCGCTCGCGGTCTGGACAAGCGCGTAGGCGACGAGCGCCGCAGTCACGCCCGTGAGCGCCGGGATCGCAAGGGTCTGGATCGTGCCGGCGATTTTGGCTAAGGCGGTCTCGCCTTTGATGGTCGCGTCGGCGTAGTCGGTGATCGCGTTGATACCCGAGGCCACCAGATTGGCCAGCTTGGTCAGCATCGGCAGCACGGCCGTGCCGACCGTGATCTGAAACGCCTCCAGACTGCCCATCATGTTCTCCATGGCCACGTTGAAGCCCTGTTGCTTCTTGGCGGCCTGCACCGCGGCCGATCCCGCTTTGGCCATCTCCTCGGCCATGTGCTGATAGCCCTCGGCCCCGGCGTCGGCCAGCATGCCGGCGGTGCGAATCGCGTCACTGCCAAAGGCGGCGTTGAGCGCGGCGCTCTTCTGGGCCGCGCTCATCCCCTTGAGACTGTCTTGCAGCAGCTGCGCGGCCTTGTCCATGCCGATGAACGCGCCCTGGGCGTCGTAGAACTTGGACGTGCCCTCCTCGGTGAGCAGGTTCAGATTCTTGAACGCGGCCGCCTGGCTGTCGGTGGTCGGCTGGAGGCGGGTGAGGAAGGTCTTGAAGCTGGTGCCGGCGTCGGCCGCACTCGAAAAGCCGCTGGAGATCAGCGCCATCGATGTGACGGTCTCGCGAAAGCTGAGGCCGGCGATGTCGGCCGACTTGCCCGAGTTTGCGAGGCCCAGCGCCAGGTCGTCCACGTCCACGGTCGAGGCGTTCGCGGCCTGCGAGAGGAGGTTGACCGAGTCCTTGAGGAAGGCGGCCTTTTCGGTAGCAGAGGCCGACTGGTCGACCCACACGCCCAGTTGCTTGGATGCGATCTCGGCCGCCTGGGCGATCGACACCTCGCCGGCGGCGGCCAAATTAAGCACGTCGCGCAAGCCGCCGGCGGCGATCGTGGCCGGCTCGATCCCGCCTTTGGCCATCTCGATCGCGGCCTGCTGCACCTCAGCGGTCGAGACCGGCAGCTCGCGGCCCAGGCTGATGAACAGCTCCTTGAACTGGTCGAGCGACTGGCCGCTTTCGTCCAGGGCGCTGCCGGTCACGCTGGCGAAGCGGTTCATGCCGCTCTCGAAGTCGCCCGACACATTGATCGTGTCGCCGACGAACTTGAGGATCGCGCGCCCGGCCTGCTCGGCCGCGTTGGTCAGCAGCACGCCGACCTGGCGCGCCGCGCCGACCGCGACCTGTTGCAAGCCGCTCAGGCCTTTGGCGCCGTCCGCGGCGTCATTCCCCATCGTATCCAGCGCCTTGCCCGCGCCGCTCGCGCTGTCGTCCAGGTGATTGATCGCGGACACGGCGGGGTCGGCCGCGCTGGCCAGCTTGGTCTCAGCCGCCGCCGCCGCATTGAGCGTTTGGAGATATTTATCGCCGCCCTCGGCGACGAGACTAACGCCGACTGGTTCGAGGGCCATGATGGGCCTTTAGACTCTGCGCGTAGCTATCGACCGCCTGAAACCGCATCTCGATCCGGTACTCCGCGACGACGCGCGCCTGGCTGTCGCTGTCGAGTGCGTCGAACTGCTCCCATCGGTAGCCGCGCCAGCGCGCAGCGCGCAGCAGCTCGTACTCGGCCGCAAATCCCAGCGCGCCGGATGGCGGATCCAGGCTGGGACTAAACAGATCCCGCTGCTGGTAGGTCGGCTGGAAAGGCGGCGATATGCGCCGCTATCGCCGCCTCCTGCGGCGCCGAGCGTTCGAAGATCGCTTTCAGCAGATCCGTCCAGTCATCGTCGCTCCCGACGCACACGAAGGCGACGTAGACGTAGTGGTCGTCAAAGCCGGCGAGATCGACCCCTTCGGCCAGCATATCCGCTTTCACCGACGCCACCGCTATCTCGTCCACGTCGCACACCACGCCGCGCCGGATGGCCAGCCGCTTCAGCCGCGCGCCGGTCTCCTCGTTGACCTTCTCGTTCCAGGCCCGTTTCAGCTCCTGATAGACCGGGTGCTGCGGGTTGGGGATGGTCACATTGCCGTCGCCGTAGTCGACCGTGGACTGCGGCGGCCGCGGCTCCTCAAACCCCGCCGCCTGCGTGACCTGGCGGCGCGTCTCGGCGCGCAGCAGGCTTGAGACCTTGCGGATCTGAACGCTGCGCCCGGTGTCCTGAAAGGTGTGGTCGTAGAGCGTTTCCGGCGGCGGCATTCTCCCGTTCTTTTGCGCCATGCGTGCCCCTTATAGGATCGGCGCTTGCCCGATCAGAATAATGCCATCGACCAGGCCGCCGCCCAGACCGGAGATCGCGATCGTGTTACTAGCGACTTGCACATCCGGCACGCGCGGCAGGGCCAGGCGGTTCGCGCGCCCAAAGGTCGGCAGATTGCCGGGCAGCCGGCTGGTGTTGCTCTCGCCCCACAGCGCGCCGCCCATGATCGTCGCAAAGATCGCGGCGGTCGGCCCGGTGCGGGTGGCCGCGATGTAGCCGGCCTCGGCCGTACCCCAGACGATATCCTGGATCGCGGCCACGGCCGCGCCCGGCAGCTGCTGCTGCGTCCACGACGCGCCGCCGTCGAGCGTGTACCAGACCTTGCCGCTGGTGTCTAAGGTGCCAACCCAGTACTCCAGCACGGTCTTGACCGCCACCGCCGAGTGCGCGCCCGTGACGCCGGCGGATGTCGCGGCCCAGGTCGCGCCGCGATTGACCGACTTGATCACGGTGTTCGACGCGCCGACCGCCAGCAGCACGCCCGCGCCGCCGTGGATGCGATTGAGGTTATTGGTGGTCGTGCCGCCCGCGCTCAGCACGCTTACGCCGGACAGGATATCGGTCGACAGATAGATGTAGCCGCCATCGGCCACGAAGTACACCCGCGTGGGGCTCTCGACAAACATGTCGTTGGGGGTTTTCGCGGCCACGAAGCCGGTACTCACCTTCGTCCACGTCCCTGGCACGCCGGTGAGCTGATTGATCTGTGACACGTAGTAGGCGTTCTCGGTTTTACTGACCACCACCAGATACTGGCCCACGATGTCGATCGCCGTGACCAGGCTGCCGACCGCCAGCCCGGTGATCGCGCTCGACGCCCAGGTGCGGCCGCCATTGGTCGTGTACTCGACCACGCCGTTCACGGCTGACGAGCCGCCCGCCGTCTGCTGCAGCTGGTAATTCCAGAGCGTGCCGTCGTTGCCGGGGCCGCAGTCGCTGCACTGCGCGAAGCCGCCGTAGACGCCGTCGACCACCTCGGTGGTCACCTCCACGCTGGCCACCTCGCCGATCGCGATGCCGCCGACCGAGTACACATCGCCCAGCCAGGAGAACTGCACGGCAGCGGTCGACTCGTCCGAGCCGTCAAACGGCGTGCGGCCGGCGTAGGTCTTGTCGCTCGACAGGCCGCGGCTCAATATATTCATCGTCAGCCAGCCGTTGAGCGGGTCGGCCGGGTCGTTGCACAGCCCCTCCGACTCGTAGATATTGACCGGGCAGTTGAGCCGGAACTTGTACCAGGGGATGCCGCCGTACTTCTGCTTGAAGGTCACCTCGGCCGAGGGGATATCCGGCGCGTCGATCGTGATGCCAGTCATCTTGAACAGTCCGCGCACCTGCGGATCGTTCACGTTGATCGCGTTGATGCCGCCGCGATCGGGCCGACTGATATCGCCGACCATCAGATACTGCTCATCCATCCCGGCGAAGCGGTAGGGGTTGTTGGGCGCTGGGCCGCCGCGCTGGGTGAACGCCCTGATAAAGTTCTGGGTAAGATTCTCATTCGTTTGCGTGACCGGCATAGCGTTTCTCCTTTAGGCGATGAAGCCCCGGCGTAAAATGTTATCGCTCGACATCTTCCAGGCCTGAATATGCCCTAGGCGTGTGCCGAAGGGATTATCAAGATCCTTCTGGCTGCGCTGGTAGCGCTCGGTCTCGGTGGCCTGCAGCGCCATATCCAGCTGCAAATCGTGCAGGCGCTCATTCGTCTCGCGACAGGCGACGATCCGCCGCTTGACCTCGGCCGCCGCCAGCATCGTGACCACCTGCTGCCACTTCTTTGCCATCTGCCCGCGCTCCAGGGGGTAGCCGGCGAGATACCTGAGTATCACCCGATCGGGCTCGGCGTAGCAGCAACCGCTCGACCACACGCCCGTGCTGGCGTTGTAGGCCGCCTGCGCCGGGGTGAGTAAGCCCAGCGTGCGGTCGCGGATGCCTGACCTGGCGATCACCCGCCCGACCGTGCCGGGGTCGGTCGACCCGTTGATCGGATCGCAGCAGAAGCCCGCGCCCCAGCCGCCGCAGTCGGCGGTCTCGTACTCCAGCAGCGCCTGGCAGTCGTCCACGGTCACGCCGCCGCCGTTGGTCGTCCTTTGGCAGACATCCAGGCCACTCACGAAGTTGCCCGCCACGGTCGGGTTGAGCGCGTTCAAGGTCGGCGCTTCGTACAGGATGGGCCGTACCACCAGCCACCTCCTCCCCACGATCGTGACGGCGCCGCCGCTGATGGAGACCTGGATCGGCTCGATCCGCCAGCGGTCGAAGGTGCGCGTGTCGTCGAAGCGATCCGCCGCGCTGAAGTAGACCGCGATCTCGCTGATGTCGGTCACACTCGTCGGCAGCGTGATGGTAAAGGTATCGTCAAAGCCGGTCGAAAACACATCGCTATAGACCAGCGTCCCGCCGCCCACGCTGGCCGTGCCGATCAGCGTTAATTGCTCGACGCCCATGGCCTGAATATGAAACTCGGGCGCTAAGAGCGCCACGCGCCTGCCGGTCGCGTCGACAGTGCGGTAGCGCACCTGGCTCGCGTCATTGAACCGTGGCCATGCGAGTGGCTCGGTCTCGACATACTGCGGCGCAACGCGGTAGTTCAAATAGTCAAACAGCATCTGTTCGGCCCGCTCGATTGCCCTGCGCAGATCGTCGCGCCCGGCGGTGTCCGAGCCCTGCCAGGAATATTCGCGCAGCAGCCCCGAGCACTTAGACTGGTCGATAATCACGCGGTTATCGGCCAGGCCCCAGTAGAGCCACGGATTAAGACCTATTTCCGCTCTCCAGATGTCGAGTGGCAGGAGATTCATGCATCCCCCCAGGCGCCCGCGTTGAGCTTCAGATAGGCCAGCACTTCGGCGTTGCTCTGCTGGATCGTCCCGCCCGGCGAGGCGAACAGGATGAATCGCATCTGATTCACGCCGGATATACTCATCAGCACGATCTGGCTCGGGAGTGTCCCAAAGGTCTGCCGTGACGTTGTCGCGGTGATGGTCGCAACATTCACGCCCAGTGCGGTGGCCAGCAGTTGCTTCAGGCCAGCGGTGGTCAGGTCACTATCATTGAATAGCGCACGCATCAGCACCGCGTCGCCGTCGAGCCTTGTCCTCCAATGCATCATCTCGGCGGTCTGCGGGTTGGACGCCGGCCCGATCGCCGCCAGCGTCACCCGGAATGAGTCCTTCTGCAGCTGGGTCAAGCTGATATTTTCCGCGCCCAGATAGGTCGAGATCATGGCCAGACCCCCCAGAGTAGCGCGGCCAACAAGGTAGCGGCCAGACACCAGCAGATCACCGTCAACAGCAGCGGTATGCGCGACCTCATGGCGTCGCCGCCGAAAGCATCTCAGCGCTTGACAGCGCGCGGGCGAACACCGCTCCATACGCCTCCGCGCCGCTCATGACGTTGGCCGGTATGAGCGACCCGGCGCCCACGATCATGAGCGTTGGCACGCCGGCCCACACGCCAAGCCCGGTTTGCGTTGCGCCCGACTGCGCGCCGCCCACATACGCTTTGACTGCATCGGCGCTCTTACCCCATGTCAGGCCGAAATGAATAAAGCCGAGCGAGGTCAGTCCGGTGGTGATCACGGTCTTCGTCACGCCGCCGGCGAGATACACCATATCAACACGGTTATTCGCGGTGCTTTTAAAGATGCTGAGCTGATTGCTCGCGTCGACGGTCAGGTGGAATAAGCGGCGTAGCACGCCGTCACTCCACACGCCTGATCCGCTCACTTTCGCCCACAGCGCGATCGACCCTTCCGACCCATTAAACGCCGCCGCAAGGCTTGCGCCAAGCACGTTGTTGTAGCTGGTGGCGCCGTCGAAACCGGCGCTTGTGCGCCCGTCGACCCCCGGCTGCCCAAGCGCCACGCCTGTGTACGCGCCGTTGCGCCCGTTGCCTGAGCGGTCGAACGCCACACTGCCCGATGGCTCATCCATCGGCCAGAAGGCGATCGGGCCGAGCGCCGCGATCTTCGCGCCATACGCCGATCCGAGATAGCCGCTGACCACCCGCACCGGCTGCGGCGGGCCGGCAAGCGTGAAGCCATTCCCGCGCGCGACCACGATCGGCAGCGGCTCATTGGCTTGCGTCGGGCGGTTGTCGAACACCTCGACCATCGGGCGCATCGGGCCGGCCTCGACGTTGCGACCGTCGCTCACGACCGCCACGCGCAGCGCCGGAGAGCCGTCGGGCGGCTGACTGGAGACCACGACCGGAATGGCAGGCCCTGCTTGCGTCAACGCTTGTTCTCCCACTTCCGTATAATCACGGTCACCCCCGACAGCGCCAGCCAGGTCAACGCCCAGTCGCCCTGATAGTCGATCCAGAGCGCGACCGGAAGTGCGATCCAGACCGACAGGCACAGGATGCAGGCCAGCCCGCGCCCGATCCAATTGGTTGCCGGCGCGAGATTGCGCAGCCAGGTAAACACCTCAAACGGCCCTTCTTCGTCGGCGATCATGCGGCTCAGGCGATAGACCGCCAGGCTGGCCAGCACAAACGTCAGCGGCTGCATAGCGATTCCGTGAGCCAGTGCCCGATCGCGCCGAAGCAATCCTCGATCACGCCGGCGTGGGTATGCGGCACGTTCACCACCAGGTCAACCGGCGTCGGATAGACGTTCGCGCGCCCGGTCACGATCGCGCGCGGGATGTGCAGCAGCCAGGCTGACCGCAGCAGGGTGATAATGTTCTTGGACGTACCGCTACAACTCAGGCAGATCAGCCGATCGTCCGTGCGTGCAACCGACTCGAGCTCGCGAGACAGCGCCGCGCCGTAGTCCTCGTCATTCGCCCACGCCGTCAGCACCGCCGGATTACACCCCAGCGCCTGCACGCGTCGGCCTGCCGCTTTCGACAGGTCGCAGGCCCAGTGCTGCGCGGTTGACGCGCTGCCGCCGTTCCCAGCAAGCCACAGCGTGCCCTGGCAGGCCTGGACGAAGGCAAGCAGCGGCGCGATGTCGAGCTGCTGTATTGTTCGTGTGAGCTCGTCGCGGTAGTTCACGGTGTGATGCGCTCCCAATGGATGATCTTCCGCCCGTCGCGATACTCCCACGCGCCGACTTTCGCGCCGTGGATGGCGTCTTTTAGGCAGCGCGGCTGCCCAAAGGCATCCTGCGCTATGTGGCGACCGTAGCTCTTGACGCCCACCGCATACTCAGGAAGCGTAGACAACACGGCAGCCCTCCACGCCGACTCTGATCGGCACATGGCGCAGGCCCAGCGCCTGTACAATCGCCGCGTGCCGTTCTGCAGGAGCTAAAAACAATAAGAAGCCGCCGCCGCCCGCGCCGCAGAGCTTGCCGCCCCACGCGCCGGCCTGAATGGCGGCGTTGTACCATCCCTCAATCTGTGGCGTGCCTACATACTTGCGCTTGATCATCCATGCGCTATTCATCACGCTGCCACACTCGTCCAGTTCGCCCCTGGCTAAGAGTGCTGCAAACTCGTGTGCGAATCTCGCCAGTGTGCGCACATCATCACGATCTTGGCGCTGCCCTTCCAGCACTGCGCCCGCATCGCCCACTCGCGCCATGCCCGTGTCGAGCAGCAGGCACTGCGCGCTCAACTGCTCAAGGTCACAAGCGATTGGCTTGACCGTCACGCCATTGGACGTAAAGCCCAGGAAGTTCAGCCCGCCATAGGCCGCCGTGTACTGGTCTTGCTTGCCGATCGGCTTGTCGCAGCGGTCGATCTCGATCTGACCGGCGATGTTCGCCGTCCAGTGCTGATCGCCATACGGATCCAGCGCAGCAAGCAGCCCGACCGTAAAGCTGCTGCTACTGCCGAGTCCGCTCCCACCAGGGATGTCGGCGATGCTATGCACTTCGATCCCGCCGAGGCGCTGCTGGTGGCGCAGCGCCTCCCTGATCAGCTCGTGCTGGAGCTCACGCACGGTGGCGACATTTTCTGTCACACTGTACGCCGCCCGAATGCTGCCGTCGTATTTTGGATTGACCGCCACATAGACATACTTGTCGATCGCAGCCGCCACGCACGCGCCCGGCTCTTCCTGGTAGAAGCTGGGCCGGTCGCTGCCGCCGCCGACGAAGCTGATTCG